GCTGGTGCTGTTGATGATGATGGCACTGCCGGTTCTGAAGCTATTAATGGCGTTGTTCTTGGTACTGCTACGGGAGGATCAGAAGCTACAAATACTGATGCAGTTTTTTCTTATCCTACCGTTGATTCTACGTTGTAATAAATACAATAGATAAAATGGATGACGTGAGTTTGTCTTACGTCATCCATTTCTTACAAAAAAGGAAAAAAAGATGAATATAAACGCCGCCGCAGTTCAGACAGATTGGTCAGCCGTAGCTGATGCTCCTGGAATTGATGATTCCCGATTTGCTGTAGATGACAAACTTTTTGTTCAGTTCTTTCGCAAGCCTAAAATGCAACCTGGAGAGAGCAAAAAGGCGGGACGTGCTATTTATAAGGAACTTGATTACATTAGGATTATTGTTCCAGGCGACAAACTTAGCATTATAGAACGTCCAGTAAGCGAAATTGATATTCAGAGATTTAGCGCAAAATATGAAAAGTTTCAGGCTGGTGCTGGAAATGTAATTGAAGGTACTCCGCTATCTTCTTTGCCGCGCATGACTCCTGTTAAAGTAGAAGAATATAAATATTTTAACATTCATACTGTAGAGCAGCTTGCTTCTGCTTCAGACAATGTTGGTCAAAAGTTTTTTGGTTTCCAAGAAGATAAGCGCGGCGCTCTTGCTTTTCTTGAAATTGCTAAGGGCAACGCTCCAATTGAAAAGATGAATGAAGAACTACAAGAGCGCGATGCAAAGATTGAAGAAATGCAAGCGCAGATCGAAGCGTTGACGAAGATGATGAACGGCAAAAAGTCAAAATCTTCTGAATAATAGGACGTAACGGATGGCTTACCAAATTATTAACGACACTACGCTTTCTGCCATCGTTCAGAACGTAGCGCAGATGGTAAGCTATCCGGTTCCTTCTGATCCAGCAGGAAGTTCAGACCCTTCTGTTGAACAAATGGTTCAAGCGGTCAATCTTTCCGGCCTTGATTTGATGGCTTTGTATGATTGGCAAGAACTTACAAAAACTTACGAAATTTCCATTGAAGCAGACTCAAGCGGTCAAGTTCAAAAAGCGTTTGATCTTCCAGAAGATTTTTATGAATGGGTAGATCAGACGCAATGGAACAGTACTAATCAGTGGCCTGCCATTGGTCCTATTAGTCCTCAAATGTGGCAGCAGCTTATTGTTAGACAAGTTCTGCCAACGCTTTCTTTTTACTGGCAAGTCCGTGATAACAAGCTGTACATCATGTCTCCGCCTACGTCAGCGCAAACGCTTACGTTCTTTTATCAATCTCAGGCTTGGGTACGCGATCAAGATAACACTAGCTTGTATAAAAACCGCGCCACCAAAAATGGCGACGTTATTCTTTTAGATTCATTTCTAGTTACGCTCTATAGCAGAGCAAAATGGCTGGAAATGAAAGGCTTGGATTCAAGCGCGGCCATGCGCGATTTCCATACAAACTTTGAAAACCGTCGCGGTCAGGAGAAGGGTGCGCCGGTACTTACTATGGCGCGTGAATACCGCTTCCCGTACATTCAACCGCTTTCTAATACGCCTGACACTGGGTTTGGTGGTTAGATATGCCGTTGCAAGCAATTCGATCATTCAAAGCGCCAAGGCTTTCAGCAGCTACGCAAACATCACAGCTTAATGTTGCGCCGCCGCCTGTTGGCGGCTTGAATTTTCGTGACCCTATTAACGCAATGCCAGCAACAGATGCGATGGTTTTGCGTAATCTTATTCCTAATAAAACTGGCTGCACTTTAAGAAAAGGGTGGCAGTACCAAACAAATGCTTTAGACGATCCTATTGTTTCAATGTTTTCATATAACAGCGCAGATGGAACAACGAATAAGTTGTTTGCTGCTTCTGGTGGAGACATTTGGGACGTAACTACTGAAACACCAACAGTATCTCAAGCAACTACTGGTTCCACCGAAAATCAATGGAACACTACTCAGTTTGCTAATGGTGCTGGAAACTTTCTTTTAGCTGTATCTCCTGGCGCTGGTTATTGGACTTATGATGGATCGTCGTGGACGCAGCAGACCGTAACAAATTTACCTGCTAATCCTACAAGCGTTGCAGTATTCAAAAATCGCGTTTGGTTTACTATTAAAGACAGTTCAAGCGTTTGGTATCTTGATACGATTGATGCCATCACCGGCACAGCGCAAGAATTTGTTATGGGTTCTTTGTTGCGAAACGGCGGCTATGTTCGCGGTTTAATTAACTGGACTGTTGACGCTGGTGTTTCATTTGACGATTTTCTTGTCGTCGTAGGAAGCCAGGGCGATGTTGGCGTTTGGCAAGGTACTGATCCGTCAAGTGCCACAACATTTGCTTTGAAAGGCGTTTGGTATGTTGGGCCTGTTCCAAAATACGGACGGTTTTTTACAGCTTACGGTGGCGATGTTTTGCTGCTTTCTACTCTTGGACTTGTTGAAATGTCCAAACTTATTAATGGACAATTTGTAAACACACAGCAAGGACCATCAGCAAAAATTGAATCTGAATTAGGTCCGATTATTCAAGAATATTTAGATGATCCATCTTTTGATGTTCAAATTATTGCTGATAGCGAAATCCTAATTATTAAACTTCCGCCTCAGAACAACAATTACATTCAATATGTAATGAATGTAAATACAGCTTCTTGGTGTACGTTTTCAAATGTGCCTATGGTTTGTTGCTCTTTGTATGAACAAGATTTTTATTTTGCAACAGACTCAAACAGAGTTGCTAAAGGTATTGTGGGCGAATTAGACCAAGTAGAAACTGATGGCGAAGGAGGTCAAGCTATTGAAGGTGAAGTGCAAGTAGCCTTTAATGATTTTGGTATGCCAGGACAATTAAAACAATTTGTCATGGTAAAGCCAATTTTTACAGCGCCTCAAGCGCCAAGTCTTAAAGTCAGAATGAATACGCAATACAGCTTACAGTCTGTGGCTGGTTCACCATCATTTGTGCGCGATGAAAGTTCATATTGGGATGAAGCTAAGTGGAATTTGGCTTCATGGTCCTCTCAAACAAATACTTATGAATCTTGGTATGGAATAAGAGGGCTTGGATACTACGGCGCGTTGCGTATGCGTATGCGTGGGTTTGGCGGATCAACTAATTTTTATAGCTATCACATAATGAATCAGATTGGCGGAGTAATGTAATGGCCGAAAGCAACGCTCTTATTGCTGCTTTGAGAGGAACATCGCCAGAGCCTTTGCGTCAAGCGCAAGGGCCGCAAGCGTTGTATTATCCTTGGATGTCTAGAAGTGAAGGACCGCTTGTTATGCCAACAAGAGACACTCCTTCTACTCAAACGCCGCCAAATGAAGAAGTTGTGGTTGCTCCACCTCCGTCTTTCGATTCTAGCTCGCAAGAGCCTGTTTACATTGCACCCACTGAAACAAACATTGGAGTTTATGGGATTCCTAATCAACCAGTTCAACAAACCGATTGGGACAAATTAAATGCTGATTATGCGAATCAATATAATCAAGCGATGCAAGGCGGAATGACGGATGAACAATGGGCGCAAACACCTGTTTTTGAAAACTGGAAGCAGACAGTATTAGACTCTGTTAGGAAAACGACTGATCAAAACAAACTGCAATCAGACATAGACCGGTTTAGAAAAACTGGTTTTGATGATCCTGTTTATGGAGATTGGTGGAAGCAAGTTATGAATGAAGAAGAAAACAGACTAAAACAATTATCTGAATTATATGATTCATACAATTTTGATTATAATTTTAACGCAATAATGTAACAACTAAGACAATTATCAAACATTAATGATTATTTTCGGTCCACATAACATTCTAGGCGATTGGCTTTGCCAAAGAATTGAGTATATGCCGACAAAAAATCTTAGGTGTTTGGGTAACGTAACGTCAGAAGGAAAGATTTTAGGAGTTGTTGGATTTGACAGTTGGAATGGGGCTTCTTGTCAAATTCACATAGCTGGAGATGGAAACTGGGTAACAAGAGAATTTTTGAGATGCGTTTTTGATTATGTTTTCAATGTTGCAAAACTCAAAGTAATTGTCTGCATAATTGAATCGGTAAATAAAAAGTCTCTTAAATTCACAAGACACGTTGGTTGGAAAGAAATTACTCGCATTGTTGATGGGCACCCTTCCGGCGATTTAATTGTTTTTGAAATGCGTCCTGAAGATTGTAAGTTTTTGGAGAAAACAAATGGGCAAAGCTACTCCCGCGCCGCCTGATTATACTGGTGCTGCACAAGCGCAAGCGGCTGCATCAGCACAAAATGTGTTGGCTCAGAATTATGCGAACCGTCCAATCGTAAATACGCCATTTGGGACGCAAACTTGGGACACTACTTCTGTTACTGATCCATCTTCCGGAAAACCAGTAACGCAATGGACGCAAAATATTGCGCTTCCTTCAGATTTGCAAAATGCTTTGCAGTCTCAGATCGACACACAGCTTGGGCGCAGTGATCTTGCTTCTGCATTTATGGGCCGTGTTGGAGAAGCCTATAGTGAGCCTTTTGACTGGCAAAATCTGCCAGCTTTGACCTCTGCTGGAACACCAGGGGAAATGCAGACCCAACTTTCTGATTATGCTCCTGGTCTTGCTACTTCTTACAATTTTGGCAACGCTCCAGAATTGCCGACATACAGCACAGATTACAGAGATCAAATCGCTCAATCTCTTGTCGAACGCATGATGCCGGTACAACAGTATCAGCAAAGTCAGTTAGAAACACAGCTTTCTAACCAAGGATTTAAGAAAGGCACCGAGGCGTATAAACGCGCTTTGGACGATCTTGCACAGCGTCAGGCGGCTGAAAGGTACAATGC